AGCGATAGGGTGGTTATCTGGTGTTGGTGCGGTGGGTTACTGCTGAGGTATTTTTTTGATATCTAATTCCGTGATATTGGCTTTTGCTCCAATTACAGCCCATAAATAAATATGCTCTGCGCAATCACCTTCATCTTCTGCTTCAATATCCTTTTCCCAAGGCTCGCCATTCCATTTACAAGCCACTTTGAACATTGGCATGTCATACTCCCTCCGTTATTAACTAAACACGATGCTAATTATCAAGCTTGGGTTTTTGAATTAAGTTACTCACTGTGGTATCTACTGCTTCCTGATCGATGGTGTCGAATAGCTTGTTGCGTGCTTCTTCCGCTTCATTAAAGCTTTCCTCATCATCGTCGTCGTAATCTATCCATAATCCAAAATCGACATCGAAAATTTTCTCAGGCCAGCAATACTGCACTCCAACTTTTTGCTCATCTGCGTCATGAGCTTTCTTGATTAGAATCTGACGCCCATGTGACTCAAATTCCTTAAACCATATTTCCATCTCTATCTCCTATCTATTAATCAACTCACCACAGTCCACCGAATGGACTGGGATTAGTTAACTGTGCCTGCTTTTAACCACGTCAGGCGAGGTGGTTCCTCACTTTCCACAGTCAAGGAAAATTGATATATTGGTTATTCCACAGTCAAAATAAGGAATGATTTAAATGCCTCGGTATACAGTCAGAATTGAATTACCAAATGCTGATTACGATGATTATCAGAGTCTGCATGAGCGCATGAGTAATAATAGATTCCATAAGTACATAAAAAGTGATGATGGAGTATGGTTCAATCTTCCAGATGCTGAATATAACTATGATGGAGATCTTGACATTGATGGTGTCTTTCAATCAGCGGTTAACGTCGCCAAATCAGTAAAAGCTAATGCTAAAGTATTAGTTACTGAATCAGCCGGTAGAAAGTGGTCTAACTTAGATAAAATCTAATATCTTGACCAATTACTGCTTCATCTTTAGGTAAGCTGGTTTGTTTGCTGTTAATTAACTTTACAACCAGCTTTATTGCCTCATCTCGCGAAATACCTTCATTTTTTTCTACTGTATTAATCAAGCTTTCAAATTCTCCCATTGCGTATCTCCTATCTCGCCGTCACCCCGAACTCACTGCTCGGATGTTTTGTTTTAACTCCTGAAAATACTGCTACATTAGGTAAGCAACAGTTATCTCCACTTGGATAATGCTTTGTTGGTTTGAGAGATAGAACAGGGCGTTCTTTCTTCTCAACGCCAAATATCGAATCCCAAATTTCTTCCACTGAGCGACTTCTCATAGCTATCTTTCGAGCCAAAAACTCACCTTGCTTTCTGCGTCTGCGAATTTTTGAGTTCTCTTTAAAAGTTATCGTTGCCATATTTGCCTCCTAAGTGATCTTTGGTGGTGATACCGGATGCCTCCGGTAGCTGTCTTTCGCCAACAAGGCGACTGCTTGTCTTTTCGACCATCACCCCAAAAACCACTCAGTGGTTGCTCTGAAAATTTATTCTGAGCGTTCCTAATTGTAAAAGAGCGAACATCCTGTTTATCTATGGCTCCTTGCCTTCGATGTGATTAACTATACAAGCATTGCTTTATTAAAACAAGTGTAACTTGTGTTTAAACTTGAGCTAATCTTTATTTTAACAATAAACGCTTGTTTTTATTTGTGTTATTTTTTGTAAAAAATTTAAATTTTTTATTCTGTTGGTAGGATTTATGATTTGCGGACATAAAAAATCCCTCGCTAAAGAGGGATCTGTGATGGGGTAAATGAGAGGTAGTTAGTTTTTACTTGATGTTATTTCTGCGAAATCCAGTAGTGCTTTCTGGCAATCGTTGGTCATATCAACTAAGGAGCTGTTTTTCTTTTTTGCCTCATTGCTCATGAATTTATCTATAAACTCATCCCCATTTGGAACATTATTTTCTTGCTGAAATTTATATAAAGAAGAGTAAGCGTTGCACTCAGATGCTTTCATGATTGTAGTTATCAATTTGAAGTCATCTTCATTAGTGAGATCAATCTTATTAGTAGCGTGGGCAGATATTGAAGCAACCGTAATTAGTAATAAAATTATATTTTTCATTTATTTACTACCTGATAATTAAATAAATTTCTATCCATGAAATTTGTATTTTATAGATTGGCTAACTAAAACTTTGGCGTGAATGTAGAGGCCATTGATACTATCTTCCTCCAAATACCAAGTTTCATATCTTGCGTTATCAGATATAACAGCCAGCCTCTTATATTGCTTTTGAAGCCTTTTTATATATAGCTGATTATCTAAAACAAAGACATAAATTCCATCACCATCAAAAAAGTTAGTGGTGATATCTACGAATATTTGATCTCTAGGCTCAAATGTTCCAGCCATAGAGTCACCTTTAACAGTGATCATCTTGATTGTAGATGCAGATCTACCACCAAACAGTCTTTTTGCTTCATCCGCTGAATACTCAATAGCTGTTATTGTTTCAATGAAATCATCAAGAACCATCACACCAGGTCCTGCACTAGCTTGGATATCCAGCATCTCCACCTTGTAGTTATTTTTATCTGAAATTTCACCATCTTGCTTTATTTGAATACTACTGACTTTGTTTTTTTCATCAATGTCAGTTATTCCGAATAATAACCAATTGGTATCAACTTCAAGTATTTCAGCAATTTTAATAACCCTGTTTTTTCTTGGCTCAGTACTGGTCTCCCACTGCTGTACTGATTGTGGTGATACTCCTACCAACTCAGCTAACTCAGCTTGGGTCATGTTTTTTGCAAGTCTAGCTTGCTTGATTCTTTCGCGCATAGTTTTCATTCGCTCAATATACAAGTTGCACTTTTATTTTTCCAACAAGCAATACTTGCTTAAGTAAAGTAATTCTTGTATTCTTCTTGTTGTTAATCAGTTAAAGGAATATCTTTATGAATGCATTGGAAACAACAATTAAAAAAGCAGGTGGAATTCCAGCTTTAGCTAAGAAGCTAAAGATTAGCGATCAAGCCATTAGACAATGGGAACACAAAGGACGAATTCCTCCTGCAAGATACGCTCAAATCAACGAACTATTCGGAATACCATTTGAGCATTTAGTAAAAGATAAAAATTAGTTTCATCCGCTCTTTAACATCACTAACCCGCTCAGAGTAAATTCTCAGAGCAAACAATCCGCTCATATGGAATGAGCTATGGATCATTACTGCTGTTCCCAATATGGGAAGTAATCTAAGAAGGAATTTAACAAATGGAATGTGCAAAAAATATCAAAGTTGAATGTTCGTCAAATGAATTGATGAGCTTCTATCTAAAACAAATGTATTCAGTCGGAAATAACGGACTGGCAAAAATGCTAGGTGTTCATCCATCAACTTCAAGTCGTGATAAAAATCGAATATTTGAGCTTGCTTGTAAAGCAATAACAGAGCTTGGATTGCCACCTGATTCAGTTGCTATTAGCGAGACACCAACAAAGGTTGTCATTGAGGGTGATTACGCAGAGAGATTGATTCAGATGCTTGAAGGGAAGGGAAAGATTAAAAGAAAAGCCACAACCACGGCGAATGGTGAGGCTTCTCAACAAATGGACTTAACCATTTAACTTAACAAATACACTGTATCAATAACCAGTATTAAAGGGAAGCTGATTTTGAGCTTTCCTTTGGTCATTAATAAATCAATGAGGTCATTATGAATCAATTGAATAACTTAGTAAATACTGGCGAACCAACGATGAGTAGTTTAGAAATTTCAGAGTTGGTTGAGTCAAGGCATGACAAAGTTAAACAATCAATCGAACGCCTTGCTAAACGAGGTGTTATCAAACTCCCCCCAATGGGGGAAGTTAAAAATCACCTAAACCAGACAGTTTCTGTGTATCAAATTAACAAGAGAGATAGTTACGTTATCGTTGCTCAGTTATCACCTGAATTTACAGCAAGACTAGTTGATAGATGGCAAGAGCTAGAATCAAAACAGTCTCTTATTCCTCAGTCCCTACCGGAAGCCTTACGTCTCGCCGCTGACTTAGCAGAGCAAAAGCAAATAGCAGAACAGAAATTAGCAATCGCAGCGCCTAAGGCTGAATTTGTTGATCGCTACGTTCAAGCTACTGGCTTACTGGGTTTTAGAGAGACAAGTAAATTACTAAAAGTGAAAGAGAACTTCTTTAGAGGGTTTCTACTTTCAAAACGAATTATGTACAAACTGGCTGGAAAATTAACACCTTATTCAGAACACCTTGACGCAGGGCGTTTTGATGTGAAAACAGGTGAGAATCAAATAAACGGTCACGCTTACACACAAGTTAAATTTACCCCTAAAGGTATTCAGTGGATAGCAGGTTTACTGGCTAGAGAGCAATTGGAGGCGGCATGACGAATACAGCGGAAGTATTCCAGTTCCCTGCGATACAGCAGGAGACAAAGAGAGTGGCAGATACTGATGATGGATATACGAGAATTGCCAATGAATTACTTGAATCACTTTCCTGCTGTAATTTAACTGTTAGGCAGCTAAGAGTGATGTTAGCGATTATCAGAAAAACCTATGGGTTTGGCAAAAAAGTAGACCGTATATCCGATTCTCAATTAGCTGACGTATCTGGACTATCAAGACAGAACGTTAACAAGGCAAAGAAAGAATTGATTTCAATGAATTACCTCATTCTTGAGGGTAATAAAATTGGGGTTAATAAAGAGGTTTCAGCATGGAAAAATCAATCTAGAGACTGTGTCTCTAACTTGAAGACTAAAAAAGTCTCTAACTTAGAGACAAATGATGTCTCTGGCTTGGAGACACACAAAAGAAATACTTTAAAGAAAAAAGAAATAACTAATATATCGTCCGAGAATTCTAACGAATCCTCTGACATACCACCTGAAAAAGTTTTAGCCGTTAAACCTGATGCGGTTGTTAGTTCACCCAAAGGTAACAGGTGGGGAAATGCTGATGACCTGAAAGCTGCTCAATGGATTTACTCGCAAGTCCTGATAGTTAGCCCATCGACTAAAGAACCTAACTGGTCAACATGGGCTAACGATGTTCGCCTGATGAGACAACTAGACGGACATACCCACCAAGATATTTGCAGAATGTTTAAGTGGGCTAATCGTGACTCGTTCTGGTGTAGCAACGTGTTATCACCTGCAAAGCTACGTGAGAAATGGGACACATTGACCATACAGAGCCAACAACCCAATAGAGGTAAGCGACAGGTTGATCCTGAACCAGCACAGAGCTGGAATACTCGTGAAGCATGGGAGAATGATTTTATATGAAGACTAATCTGGCTACTGCAATCGCTAATCGTGATGCAGGCGCATTGGCTAGAATGGCTCAGAGTAGCACCCCGCAAAAAGTTGTAAATAATCATGCTGAGCAACTAGTCGATGTATTATTCCGAAATCTGAAACAAATATTTCCAGCCTCAGTAAACACCATTTTCAAAAACGAGTCAGAGGAACTTACTGCAAAACGACAATGGATCGCCGCCTTTGCAGAAAATGGAATTACTACCAGAGAGCAACTTCAAAACGGTATGCGACATGCTAGAGCAAGTGACAACCCTTTCTGGCCTGCTGTTGGTCAATTTATCAAGTGGTGCAAGGAAGAGGATTATATAGCTCTTGGTTTGCCTGACGATGATCAGCTTTACGAGCTCTATCGAGAATATTGCAAAATGCGTGGCTGGCGCGAAATGAAATGGCCCTCAAACGCTTGCTACTGGATGGTTACCAAAATTTACTCTGAGATGCGAAGTAAAAGCCTAACTGATAGTGAGGTTAAGAAGCTTTGTGCCAAAGAGTTGCGGATCATGACGGCAAGAATCAAATCAGGTGAAACTATTCCAGCGCCAGTGCTTCAGGTCGAACACAAAGTCACACCAACAAGTCGCAATAAATCACTGTCAATAATCGCAAGTTTGAAGCAAAAGCATGGCTTCAGATAACACGCAAGAGGATTTTTAGATGAACTTACTAACACATACCGTCACCAAGGTTTTAGGTGATCCGGTTCGCCATACCTACAAAAGCGATGATGGAACAGAAAATGAATATTACCTAACACCAGTCGAGTGTGATTGCTGGGGTAATATTTCTAACACGAAAGTGATGACAAATACTCTTGAGCAAGCCAAGGCAATTAAAGTCGGCTATGAATGGGAATCGTGAGGAGGCATCTAATGCAGGGAACTAATTGGGTTAAGGTGAGTGAGAGATTACCTGAAATGGACACGCCAGTAATTGCTGGGTGGTTCAGAGGTGAAGAGTTTGTATACCACGTTTTTATGCGTTCTGATACATGCGGAGAAGGTTGGACATGGTCAATCTCATTCGATAATTACATAAGTTGCGGTGAGGATTTCATAGAGGATGATGACTATTCAATGATAACTCATTGGCAACCAATGCTTAGCCCACCAATGCCAGAGGGTGAATGATGGATAACGTAAAAATAAATGAGCTTGTAAAATTTAAAGATGAAATTAAAGCCATCTGCAAGCTCAGATACAAAAGCGAGTGGAATGCTATGTACGCAATGCACGATTGGGATATTTACTTTCGCGAAGGTTATCGGGCTAATAATGCACACGAAGCCGTTGATGAAGCTAGGGCGTGCATGTAGGAACAGGAGAGCTAACAGTGAGTGATGAAGCATACAAATGGATAGTAGCCACGTTATCAATGATGGGCTACGTGTGGATTGTTACACAGGCGTTTTGCTGGTTCGTAAGTTTGATATTCAGAAAGCTTTTCAAGCGTAAGTCAAAAGAACGAAAGAAGGCTGCAATAGCTGAATTTTATGAGGCTTATGAGCTTGATAAAATAAATGAAAGTCAAATGGTAAGGGTCACAACAAAACACGGACTTGTTATTGTAATTTATCGAGAGCCAAAAGGTGACGATGAATAGGAGGTTAACTTGGAAGCTGATTTTCTCTTCCACGAATCAACCAAAAATACCGCATGGCAACACCTCAAAGAAGTTCTAGCAACAAACCAACCACACCGAATCATCATTAAGCCTTGGAAAAACAAGCGTTCACTATCTCAGAATTCCACTTTTCATTTGTGGTGCACAGAGATAAGCAAATACCTATGTAAGAACAACGCCAATTACACACCAGAAACCGTTAAGGAAATGCTTAAGCATACATTCCTAGGCTATGAGGTGGTCGATATGGTTGACGTTACTACACAGCTTACAGAGCGCGTAAGAACACTTCGAAAAACATCAAAACTTGATACAGGTGAAATGTTTCACTTCATGGAGCAGGTTGAACGCTGGGCGGTAGGTATAGGTTGTTTCGTGACGATACCTGATAACAGTGAATATATGAAATTGAAAAGGAAACAAGAAGAATGAACCTAGCTAAAACAGAAAGAGATTATCCGAACGGAGGATATTGGCACAAAGAGTGTAAGTGGTGCGGATTTAGCTACATCGGACCTAAACATGAAAATGCCTGCAGGAAATGTGATGACACTCTTCAACGCATGGGAGGATTTGGTTCTTTATTTAATCAAGGTGCAGAAAATAACGTGAAAGACAACGTAAACAACCCACCACACTACGCATCAGGTGATATTGAGTGCATAGATGCCATAAAAGCCAGTATGACCAAGGAGGCGTTTCTAGGCTATCTCAAGGGCAATATTCAAAAGTATGTCTGGCGATACGAAAAGAAAATTAATCCAGTCCAAGATTTGAAAAAGGCGCGCTGGTATATGGAACGGATGGTTAGTGAGATGGAGGCTGGAAGCAATGGCTAAGAGAAATAACGCACTAGAGAACATGAAAAAGTGGATGGAAGTCATCCCTCAGTGTTTGCAAACAGAAAGCCAGAAAACCTTTGAGGATGAAGTCGTTAGTCTTGAGTTGGAAATGACTAAAAAGGAGTTTGTGAAAAGAGGTTTTCTACCTCCTGAATTTAAAAGTGAAAGCGAAAAGCGTAGCTGGTTAGAGGCAGTGGTTGAACTGGATCGCATCGATAAAAAATTAAATCGAGCGCAAAAACAGGTAGAGCGTTTAGAAGAAAGTCGCCGTGAGCATATTAACCGCCATAACTTAAACAGGAAGTGATCATGACTGAAGAGCAATACAGGGCTTATGCGCAGGTGATAGTGGTTGGTCGTGAATTTATCTCATTTAATCACAACACTATTTCAGCGGTAACAGGTTTAACACCCGCAAGAGTCGGAACTATTCTAAGAAAGTTACTTGCATTCCAGTGTGTAGAGCATGTTGAAACAAAGAGCCGTAAACGCACTCGCCCAATTAATAACTATGCCGTTACAGACGATGCAATTACTCGACTGAGAAGTCAGTTTGAAAAAGAGCGTCTGGCTAATCTTCCACTCTTTCCAAAAGCTAAAAAGGTTGAAGCAAAGAAACCTAGAAAAGTGCTGGATGATTTTATGTGTGGTTTGTCATTTGTCGATAAAGCCAACGTATCAGGTATGGGTAATCCGATGTTGATGAAAATAGACTCGTTACTCAAAGGAGTTCGCAATGAACTGCATGTCATGCAATAGACAGCTAACAGATGATGAAATTTATGTGTGTAGCAAATGTGCTGATGAATACGCTCATTTGGAAGTGATGGATAAAATCAAAGGAGAGGGAGATGCAGAAGCTAAGGCGACGGCGCTGTAAAGTATGCCGAGAATGGTTTATTCCAAGGCAGAGTTTTCAAAATTGGTGTAGCCCGGAGCATGGATTTGAATTATCCGAGCAACGAAGGAATAAAGATAGAGAAAAAGCATTAGCAAAACTTAAAAAGGAGAAACAGAAAAAAGAACGAGAAGAAAAAGACAAACTCAAATCCCGCAAGTTAGCAGTAAAACCCCTCTCATATTTCACCAAGCAAGCACAGACCGCATTCAACGCATTTATCAGAGAAAGAGACAAGGATGAGCCTTGCATCTCGTGTGGTCGTTTTCACGAAGGTCAGTATCACGCAGGTCACTATCGAACCACAGGAGCAAATCCTGAGCTTAGGTTCGATGAAGATAACTGCCATAAGCAATGCGCACCATGTAATAACCATCTATCGGGAAATATCGAAAATTACACACCTCGACTAATAGAGAAAATTGGTCAGGAGCGTTTCGATCGTCTGATGGGCTCTCATGAATTGCCAAAATGGAAACGCGAGGATTATGAGCGGATACGTGATCACTACCGAGCCAAGTTAAAGGAGCTGAAAGATGTTCACTGACTTAATCGCAGCTATTGAAGAAGCAAGATATTTAAAATCCAAATCAGGTGGTCGAGTTAACTTCTGTGTAATGCAGATTATGGACTACATGGAAGTAGTCAGCGGGCTGATGGATGGTGTCAGGGTTTTATATACAACTGCGAATGATGATTATCACACAGTATTACCGGAGGCGAGATGAGCTATATCGGAGAAAAGGAATTAACAGATGAGCAATTTCGCTGGCTAGATGGATGGTTAAATCTGTGGGGGGCGTGGGTATATTCTGGTCGTATTGATATTCGCATGATCAACATGATTTATAAATTCATGCAAACAGTAGAGCCAAGTAAAAACCCATCAAGACCTATGTGCAATGACGATGAAGGAATGTTGATTTCTCAGGTCGTAGATTCAGTCATCGCCACTGACACACAGGCTTATGGAATATTACTCAGTTATTACGCTCACGGTTCATCTAAGTTGTCGATTGCATCTTACTATCACCGAGTTGCAAAACCACGCAAAATGCAAACGAGAGGGGGAAATAAATACGGCAAGCCATCTCATAGAACTTGCAGGAGAGAAGTTGACGAAAAACTTAAAGCAACCCAGTGGTTATTGTACGAACCTCTGCGAAATGCAATGAATAATCGTAAACGTGTAGCTAAAGTAAAGAAAATAGCTGAACTTTGCTATTGACATTAATGGACAAATGGACAACAATTATAAGGTAAGTTGCTTTACGTGACTCTTAAGTTTGCTTACCTTGTTAACCTAAGGGTTGGTTGACACTACGGAAAGACGTGTAGCCTTGATGGGAAAGGCGTTATGAGAATCTGGGGAGCGTCAGATTTAAACCATCCTTGAACCGCTCGACAATTTTAAGACCTCGCTTCGGCGGGGTTTTTTGTTATCTGGCGTTTATATGTATGACGAATTCGACGGATTCTAAATATCCAACTAGGTCTGACTTAGCTAAAGCCAACCCTTACACTGAGCGCGATAAATTGTCAGAAGAAGAGCGTGAAGAGAGACGTCGGAAGTTTAATGATTCTCTATTTTTCGGTAATGGGTATTTCAAACTTTAATTCCCCCGAATTCGAGGGAATAAGTTATTGATATTGTTCCGTTATGGAAATTCACATATCGCTATTTCACATATTCGGTTATTCCGAATAACTCATTCAGAAGATCGCTTAGGCGGTCTTTTTTTATTTCTACCATTTTGTTGATATCACCGAAATGGTTTCGTATATGCCGACCACAGAATCAATCACAACACCTCACATTCACACAAGAGCTGTGAGTCGGCGTTCTATTAACTTTAATTACGGAACACTCCGCAGGGGGTGAGTATGCGCATGCCTGAAAAAAATACAGAATTCTGGGTGCAAATCTGGGACTGGATAACAATAAATGCGCCACTTATCGCTGGCGTTTTGTTAGCCGGAATGACTGCTTTTACCAGAGAGAAAAGAGAAGGTTCGGGATGGAAGGCATCTTTAGCTGAAGCGGCTATATGTGCCTTTATCAGTATTGGCATCATTACTGCTTTGGAATATGCAAAGTTACCAATCAGCTTGGCTCAGTTTTTTGGTGTGTTTATTGGTTTCCTAGGCACTAAGAAAATCGGTGCAATCGTAGAGGCGGTAATGTCGTTCTTCAAAAACAAATTCGGAGTTAACAAATGACACTCGGTGAGAAACAGCGCAAGTTCACTCGCATGATTGCGGACTTAATTATCTTTGCCTACGACAACGGATATGAGCTGACATTCTCGGAAGCATACCGAACGCCAGAGCAGGCACAGTTAAATGCCAAATCAGGTGCGGGTATTAAAAACAGCTTACACACACAACGCCTAGCTGTGGATTTCAACCTATTTAAAGATGGCAAATATCTAACAGCATCAAGTGATCATAAATTGCTTGGTGAATATTGGGAATCTATCGGCGGTACGTGGGGCGGTCGTTTCAATGACGGCAATCACTACTCGTTAGAGCACAACGGCGTGAAGTGATATGAAAGCGATCATCTGGAAAGGTTTCTCTTGGGTGATGGAGAATATGACTGTTGTTGGGATGGTTATTTTTGTTGTCATGTTTCTTACTGAAAGTATAAAAAATACTGCTCTGGAACATGATAATAAATCACTCACTGAGCAACTCTCACAACAAGTCGAAATCAACAAAGACTATCAAGCCCGTATCACTCGATTAAATCAACTCGATATTCGTCACTCACAGGAGTTAGCCAGTGCA